CCGTATCAAGAAACCTACCTTCATCAGATCCATTAATTAAAATGTAATCACAACCCAACTCTTCGCAGAGTGCTTTAGCTACTGTAGTCTTACCTACACCTGCTGGTCCTGTTAAGAGAAGATTAGGAATCTCGCCTTTATTTAGGAACTCCCTAAAGGTTTCCTTAATATTCTCAGGAAGAATACATTCATCAATTGTCTTGGGTCGATACTTCTCAACCCATAGAAAGTCACGCTTCATAATTAATCACAGATGACGCTGGTATTATCCGTGGGGATGGCTTATTGTCACCCCAATGACGAATCACACCAGCAGTAATAAAACAGTTAGTAACAAGATAAGTAAGGAGAATAACAGTCCTAGTAATGCATACTGCATTATCATACCTTGCAGTCTTAGTATCCTCGAAACTTCCCAAGGCATACTTCCATACCCTCCATACTCTATTCATATGTTGAGTCAGGTTCTAAAGCTATAAAGTAGTCAAGATTATAACTGCTATTAGTAAACTTTGCAAGATTCTTCTTAGAGATCTGAACATCATATGATCCAGGGATCAACTTAATATTCTCAATCTTAAAGTTAAACTCAAAGGTTTGTTCTGTCTTACCAACCACAAGAGTATACTCATTAGAGTTATCATTCTTACGATCAGAAACTACTAGAGTAACTTCCTTACCATTACCAACTGCAGATAAATCTGGTAGCTGATATACTTGAGATGCTTTAAGCAATTTACCAAGTTGAACACTATCCAACTGGAAAGTAACATCACTTGAAGGAAGTTTCATTTGCTTCTCAGGTGGAATCACTATACAATCAGGATCTGCAAAAGCAAACTTAACCTTAGTTGACTTACCCTCACGAATAATCATATAGGTCTCATTCCTAAGATCCAGATCAGGATCTCTCATAAGATTAACCCCATTAAGAAACTGAGGTAGATCATAAATCCCAAAGTCTCTCTCAAAATTCTCATCAACATCTGCCTCTGCAAGAATGTTCTTCATCACAGAAATGGTGCGAAGTTTAGAACCCTTCTTAACTAGAATGGATTGATTGATTGAAGAGAAATTCTCCAATAGGTTAATTGTTTTTTCAGAAAGTTTCATATCCATTAGTAGAGTCCTTGTCTAATCCTTCAAAGTGGTATAATAATACAGCATAGTGTATTATCTTCTCAATGTCAAGCCTTGTAGTGCCTTTCTTATCATAGCGTGATGCATATTTAAGAATATTACTACGGCAAAATGCAGATGCATCTCCTACTGCCTCAATAAGATCTAGAGTTTGTACCCTATCATTATATGAGTAGTGAGAACTATATGTTCTGCCAATATAATCCTTAATTTTCTCTAGGATTTTTTCTTCATTATACTTATAATGGACTGGCGGTTTTTCAATTTCCGCTTTCGGGTAGTTCGATGTGTCAATCGAGATTTCGACATTGGACATGTCGAACTCAGCCCACTTTGAGTCAGACTCTGTACTAAGTCCGACCACATAGTCTTTTTCATTTTTTTCTCCCATAACTGGAAATACCTCGTCTAGTGTTCCGTTGATTGTGTGATAGAGTAAGCTCCATGAATTAGTCATCTTTAACATAGCATGGAACACCTGCAGGATCTAGCCATTTTGTATACTCTAGATCCTCTATAGCAATACCAAACTGCATTGCATTATCGCAGTAGTACATATCTTTGTACATGTGACGGTACTCGTCAAACTTTTGAATTCGACAGTCTGGTTTACCGTTGATCTCTAAGAGACCCTTTTGTACAAAACGATATGGAAATCGCTCATGAATTACTACTGTACCGTTATTAGGCATAGTTTTCATAAGTCTTAAATTGATCGTAAGCAGCACGGAAGTCATCACGATCTTCTATAGATGCAACCTGTGCTGGTTGTGTAGCTGTGCCACGAAAAATCATAACACCAACTGGTCCTTCTTCATCTTCCATCGAAAGATAATCAATGGTCGGGGATAGCATAACGCCTTGAGGTCTACTCATAATAATTTGTTTTCAATGAATCTATTATACAAATAAAAAGGGTGCTGAAAACACCCTAGTGGACACTTTATAAACTGACACGAAGATGGTTGTGCGAATCAATCTGATTTATATTACCATCTGGAAATACATTACCTGCAATAGAATACCTATCATAGTCATCATCATGAGGTTCCACTGAATGTGGTATATAACTTGGAAAGAATAACACAGAACCTACAGGCACATTAACACCTGGTTTAAACCTAGCTACAGATCCTATACCACCCCCTAAATGCATTGGAGGACATTCCTTATCTTGATCATAAAATACCGTTGCTGCACCCTCTGTCAGATAGTGAATAAAACTTAGATAAAAAAATGTATGATGATGCCTAGCATTGTATACACCCTTACCAGTTTTAGTTGCCCACATAGAAGCAATTGATAACTTGTCACAATGAAGTTTTTCTTTTACTCTATGATCCTCTAATTCTTTATGCAAATAATCTGAATAGAAATCTAATTCGGGTATCTTATGAAGATTAGAATCTGTTGTATAAGGATGATCTCCTTCACCTCCAAACTTTAAAGAAGTAATAACCTCTAATAGTTTTTCATTAATATCTTTGGGTACATCTATACCATGAATGATAGTAGGGAAGATAGGTATTTCAAACATCATTCACCTGAATTTTTTGTAGCATAAGAGAACCCTGCTTTCTTGGTAAATTCAACAACAGTAGAAAACTTATCTAACATATCTGCCTTATGTGATATCACAAATACATTAGCATCCTTAACAACATACTTTATAATTTTAATAAAGTCATCATTACCAACACCATCTAAAGATGAATCAAATACTTCATCCATAATTAATAAATTAGTATTAGCAGAATTTTTAAACCTAGCTACTTCTCTCCATGTAAAAAGAAGTGCTAGGTCAATTCTCATCTTCTCTCCTTCAGAGAAAGATGAATAGGAAAACTTGTCGTGTATTGGATTCTGTATTGTCTCGCTAAATTCTTCGTTCAGATGAAAGTTTATATAGAAATCCATCATCTGTAGATAACGATTAACTTGCTCGTTAATTAATGGTAGATACTTCTTAATGATTCTACTTTTAACACCACCGTCTATTAATAAAGACTGTGCAAAGTCGTTGTAAGATATCTCTTCTTTAATTGTTACAAGTTGATCGAATGTACTACCAAGTTCTCCTTTAAACTTTTCTAACTCCTCATGTTCAGTATTTCTGTTCTGTAGCTTGTTGGCAAGAGTTTGAATCTCTTGTTGTAGATCTCCTGTCTGCTGTTGTAATCCAGAAATTCGAGTATTGTTTTGAGAAATGTCATAAGTTAAGGTTGAAATCTCCTTGGTAAGTGTGTTGAAGTGACGCTCTCGTGTACTTTCTTCATTTATCGACTCCTCAAGCTTTTGATAGCCATCTCTGAGTTCCTTTGCCCTAGATTGAGCGTCGTCAATTCTATTTAACCGAAACGATTCTTCTATATCTTGGCTGCATGTAGGGCAGACCGTATTGTCTGTGAAAAACTTATGCTCTTTTGTAATCCTTGCTACTTTTGTAGATATCTTTTGTTTTAAAGACCCTAGTTTTTGCAAGCGTTCTGGAGAATCTTGAACAGTTTTTAATTGTGTGTGAACGCTGTTTAAATCATTGCTTAAGGATTCATTTTTCTTTAACAATTTGTCAATATCTAGAGCAATTATATTAATTTTTTTTTCTTTTTCTACAATATCTTTTTTACCCCTATTTTCTAATTCTTCAATAAACTCTTCTTGCATTTTAACCTTATCATTTAGATTCTCTTTCTTCAATTCTAAGGTTCTTACAGTCTCTTTATTTTCTCTTAGCTTCTCTTTAACAATATTATTCATTGCTGAGAAAACTTTAATGTCAAGTAGGTCTTCTATAACTTCTCTACGATTAGGACCATTCAATTGCATGAATGGTACGAAGTTACTACTACCAAGTATTACGATCTGAGTAAATGATTTAAAATTTAATTTCAGAATCTGCTCTTCAAGAATTTTTTGATTGATTCTATCGTCAGCTTCTTTATTTCGCATCTCACCATCAATCTCTATATCAAACATATTAGGTTTGATACCACGGCGAACAAGATATTTTTTAGATCCAATAGAGAACTCAATTTCTACAATAGTTCCTTTCTCATTAGAAGTATTGACCAACTGTGATTTAGTGATCTTACGATATGGTTTATTAAACAACACAAAACACAGTGCATCTAACACTGTGGATTTACCTGCTCCGTTGGATCCAACTATAAGGGTAGTACCTGTCTCATCCAATATCATTTCTGTCCAACGATCACCTGTAGACAGAAAATTTTTCCATCTAATTTTTTTGAACAGAATCATCTTGTTTTGGGGGAATCACGAAATCGTTCGATGTTATTATAGCATACTTATAATTATACATGTCACACGCCTTTATTGCAACATCCTCATCCACTTCTATAACCTCCATACCAACATCCTCATCAGTTGCTAGCTGCATACAATATCGATTAGCATCATCTTCCTGTTCAAATAAAAGCAAAACTTTATCATTAGCTATATCTTTAACCGCATAAGCACCTTCTCGCCTACCCTCTTCAGTAAGCAACCACATTATTCCACCTCGCAAGCAGTACTATAAAGTCCTCCAAGAAGTTTTTTAACTCTATCTTTATCAAGAGTAATCTCCGATTCTTCTACAAATCTATTTAACAAACTAATAGTATTTTCCTCCTTCTCATCTATATCCTCACCCATAATATATCCATGATTCCAATCCAAATTCTCAATAACTTTTAAATCTTCTACACCTGCTTGATTTATCTTATCAATAAATTTTTCAAACTGTTTTGGTTTAGATTTTTTATCTACAATCACCTTTACTATTTTACCATTAAGTTCAGTAGCATTAAATGTTTGATAAGGTGTATCATTATAATAGATCTTATAAAACATTCTATGTGGATTATCTATTGACTCATGCTCAAGGGTATCACTATCCCAGATAGTAAACCCACGCTTATCTTCACAATCATTCCAGAACATCTCATAAGGATTGCCTAAGTAATAAACTCTACCATCATTAGATCTGGTATGATAATGTCCTGTATATACTTTCTCAAACTTATCAAAGATATCTTTATCTCCACTAGCACCATGCTCTTGAGTAAAACCTTTATAGACTTGGTAACCATTTAATTCCAGATGACCAAAACATGCTCTGGCTTTACTTGATTTAATTTTTCGTTTTATCTTTGCTCTGTTATCATCATTCATCCAACCTATGAAAAGACATTTTGTGTTGTCAATCGTATATTCTGCATAGTCTCTAACAAGAACCATATTATTATACTCTCGTAATAGTAGCTCAATAGAATTAACTGAGTTACTGTTTTTGTAATAGGCAGTATGATTACCCACAATAGTGTAGACAGTAATCCCCATATCACGGAGACGGTCAAAGTAATTCTTTTTAGCCCATTCCAAAGACCATAGATCAATCGACCTACGATTATCAAAAGTATCCCCCATATCGATGAGGGTTTTGATGCCTTCCCTTTCCAAAGTGGGGAAAAAGATGTCTTCATAAAATTTTTGAAAATACTCATGGAAGATACGACTGCCCTTCCTCATACCAAAATGTTGGTCAGTAATGACTCCTACTTTCATACCAAATCATCAATAGTAAATAATCTACGAAGTTCGAGATCTGCTGCTGCTAATGCTTCAATAGCACCTTCCTGCCTATCTACGATAGTTACAACACGCTCAACAATATAACCAGCATCACGAAGTTTTTCTGCTGCTTTAATAGCAGATCCACCTGTTGTAGTTACATCCTCCAATACAGTTACCTTAGTTCCTTCTGGAAACTCTGGTCCCTCTATCCATGCACCTGTACCATGTCCCTTAGGTTCTTTACGAACTATAAGAGCATCCACAAGTCTCATATCTAAAGCAGAACAAACTGCCACACCCGACACTAAAGGATCAGCACCAAGAGTAAGACCTGCCACTACGGTAGTCTCAACCTGTTCAAGTAACATCATAGCAGTTAAAGTCAACCCCCGTCCAGTCAGTGTGACAGGTTTACAATTGACATAATGCTCAGACTTCTTACCTGAGGATAGAGTGAAATCACCTTTACGATAACACTTCTCCTTCACCATCTTCAATAATTCTTCTTTCATTTCTTAGTGGTGTTGCTGCGTGTTCTATTAATTATACTAATAAATTTGTCACCTGCAAATGTACCGCCAAGGCATACATCAATCTCATCACCATCCAACCAATTCATATCACCATTCATCTTAGTATGAAGCATAGCTTCCTGAATCTTATCAATAACTTCTTGTGTTAATTTCATTTAATCCTCCTAGGTACTTGGATAGTCCATGCTGAAGATACAAGATCTACCATTTCAAATTGCTTCTTATTCTTTTCAATATCATTCAACATTTTTTCACGACCAGGCTCAGGTTGTATCTCACCATAATGAGTTTCTTTCATACCCAAATAGTCTAAGATAGAATCATCTATCATCTGATAAAGAGTATCCCATGTTAAGGTTTCTCTTAACTTAGTTGCAATGCGATCAATGTCACCTCCATCTAAGTACTCACCTTTACATACTTTTTCTGAGTAATCATCATACTGAGAAATAAGTTTCGCTCTGATCTCTACCAACTCATTAAGATTGATAGTGATCTTTACATCATCATAAATTGCCATGTTACCTATTAGAGTTACGATACTGTATGTTATCCTTAATAGTATTATAGTCAGAAGATGATCCACCTGCACCCTCTTCTACAACCATAACCTGATCGTATCCTGTTCGTTCTATAATCTTAGTCTTTATCTCCAACTGTTTCTTCTCCTTCTGTATGCGTCTCAGAAAGGCATAGTATATAATCTGTGTAAAGTATGCAAAAGGATTGTTTGACTTGGCAGGATCGAAATTATGAATGTACTGTACACAATTCTCGATGCCGTCCCCGATCATATCCTCCCTGAACATATAGTTAACAAAGTTTGGTTTATATGATAAGTGTGTAGCTATCTTAAGGAAGCACTCACCCAAATAATTACTAATAGGAGGGGGATCAGTACCCTTTTCTTTTGCAATAGCAACTTTCTTCCTGTAGACTACCATTGCCTCTAGGAGTTCCTTATTGTTTACATAGTGATCCGATCTTTTTCTTGGCATAAGATCTTTAAATCTGTAGGTATTATAACACAGCTTGACACGAGTGGCAATTTTGTGTACAATTACCCTTGTGAGGGTTCAGGGAAACATTATATCTATTATACTGTAGTAGTTATACCTGTAGCTTCTAAGTTAAATATTTTTTCTAATGATATTTTAGTTTGTTCTACATTACCCATATATCCCATCTTTTCACTTAGATTAACTCTCATAGCATTATTATTTTTTCTGTTCCAATTATAATGATCATATGCCTGAACCATTTCATGATTTGGTTCTAGTTCAGTCATAGTAATAATTTTATCAAATCCTATCTTTTGAATTTCCCCTTCGGCGACGGTGATCCAAGGGAGCAATCTAACCATAGTATGATTTCCTTTATGTGATAGCTCAACTTTTAATGGGTCTGCTAAGTAGAAGCAAGGTTCTATTCCACTATCATCCATAGTGGTTAAAGCAATAACTTCTTCCCCTGATACTAATTTAAATACAAAGTGCGAATCTTCCTGTTTCATTTTTTCTCCTTCAATGATACTTTAACAAGATCATAATTAAAGTTTTCTTCATTATAAATTTTTATCCTCTCAATCAAATGATTCAGAGTGTAATTTCGTTTAGTGGTTGTTGAACAATCATCGGCAATATCATACAATACTGCTTTTACTTTTCCTTTACCTTTTCTAAGAACCCTTCCAATTGACTGGAGATTGCGGATTCTGGACTTTGAGGGACTGGCGAAGATGATGTTGTGCAACCGCTTAATGTTAATCCCAGTACTAAAAGTACCGTAGCTAGCGACGATAATTGCATTGTTTTCTGATTCAGTTATAGAACGACAGAGTTCACGATTTTCAACATCAACACCTCCGTGGATGAAGAAGACTTTACGACTGTCACTACTATTTATAGAATTGTATAAGATTTCACCGTGGGTTTCTACCCTACTATACAGTATTAAAGTGTTACCTTTCAAGTCTAGTGCTAGGTTTTTGATAAATTTATTTCTTCTTTCATGACTAATTAGATATTGTATCTCCTCTTCATAGGTATCAAAACATACAGGGTTGTGTTGCAATAAAATAATTTTAGCATTTAATTTAGCAAGATATCCTTTCTCCATTAACTCATGAGTCTTAATCGTTTTATATGATGGACCAAATAATCCTTCTAACACTAACTTATGTGTCTGTGTACCATCTAAAGTACCAGTAAAACCATAACGATACTTTGCTTGATGCAACTTAGTCATAATTTTTACGAGCGACGCTGACTTAAATTGATGTGCTTCATCACCTATAACTACTTCAAAGTTTTCAAAATATGTCTTAGGTAGTTTATAGATAGATTGCCAGGTAGTAATAACAACAGGTTTATTAGCTTCCTTTTCTAATCCAGCATATATTTTTTGACAATATGAATCAGAATCCCATCCATAAGAAGCAAAGTCCTTATGCATCTGCTCTACCAGAGATGTCGTTGGAACAACTATCAATGTATTTTTCTGTTGCTCTGCGAAGTAACGAACTATTGAGTAAATCATCAAAGATTTGCCAGAGGCAGTGGGGCTTATCACTAATCTTCTATTGTGTCTTAGAGCATCGTATACTCCCTCTATTTGATAATCTCTTGGAGGAGTCTTAGATATAGCATTCATATAATCTTTAACACCTTCCTT